GTTCCCAACTCTTGATGTGTTCTAACACTGCGTTTGGATCAAATGGGCCGCAAGTGTACACATCTAACTGTATGAGTGCTGGATCCGGTTCGTTCCAAACATGGCATGCAATATGACTTGTTTCAATGATGCACACACAAGTTGGACCTTTGTTGCCCTCTATAGTAGTTATGTCTGCACTGATAGGCCCTGCAAGAACTTTCATTCCTATTTTATCTACTAACTTGATTACCCATTCTTGCAGTTGATGTTCTTGTGGAGGACGCTTGACTTCTATTCTTAATATAATGTGTTTATGTACAAGTTCCATGATTATCTCCGTTTTTTACCTTGATGAAAAATGTCGCCTTCGGTTACTATTCTAAATGTTAGTCCTTTGTGTTTGGCCCATTTTGCTGCTGCTTCCCATTTGGCATGATTGACAGCAATAGCCAGTTTGTCATATTTGCTCGTTTTTTCTGTGAGTCTTGTTTGTGATTCTGGCTTTACTTCTATCAATTCAGCACGTTTGTTTCCTCGCTTGTCTTGATAGACTATTAAAAAATCTGGTACATAGATGCTTTGCTTTCCTGTGAGTGGATTACGATAAGGTATTTGTATACTTTCACTGGCCCAGTTTATCACACTGGGATGATTGTCACAAAAACGCATGAAAGCATGTTCCCAACCACTGCGATAGCGTGGCCTTTTTAGGCCTGCATATTTTTCTGGATTTGCACATTCATACAGGCCATTGGCCCATTTGCTCTTGGCCATTACACTCTAATCTGTCTTTGCACATTAGGAGGTGGCACAAGATTCTTACTAAAACCCAACAGTCCGTTGCCTGTGCGACTGAGATTTAAAAATGCTGTAAGGCTATTCTGCAGGTCAGTGGTTTCAAATTTTGTAATGATATCTTGAGGAAACACTCTCAGCTCGCTGCAGGTTTGTAACACTGCCACAGTCAACGCTGCAGTGGCTTCCAAATTATTGTTTGTGCGTTGCAAGAAAAATGATTTGACCACATCATATTGACCTGCATCAATTGAGATTGGATTTGTGAAAAAGTCACTGAAGTATTCATTGACTCTAAGATCGACATCATCATTGACATTTACAATTGGATTGTTAATAGTTTGACGCTGAACGCCACTGTCAACTTCTGTTGGGTTGCCACTGCCACTTGAACCTGTACTGCTTGTTGTTCCATATGCCATTTCTTATTCCTTTTAGTTACTTATCCTAAAAGTCAGGCTGGTCTTCAATTGTTGTTACTGTCAAGTCTTGATCAATATCACGCGGATTTACAATCTGTGCATCAGCAAGACCTGTTTGCCTTTTATACACATCCCACATGTCTTTGCCTTTGTAATCAGTGTAGCGTGTTTCGTATGTGGCAATGGCTTTGGACTTGTGTGCTCTTTGTTCATCTGTCAACGTGGTGCTGTTGTTTACTTCATTGGTCAATGAAGTGATTTGATTAGCAAGCTCACTGGTTTTGATATCAATACTACTGTTATTTGTAACAGGACTAGGATCATTGCGACTGAGGTATATGTCACTTATTTTTCTAGCATTTGCTGCACTGCTGTTGGCAGTAGGCTTGACAATAGTGCCGCCATAATTGACGCTGCTATCAATTTGTGTTGTAGCATAGGTGTTGTTGCCTATGGCATTGCCATTGCTTGATATGTTTTGCGAAGCAATCAAATTAGGATTATCACTTTGTCCAAATGTATTTTCAAGCACACTGATAGGATCTTGACCGGCTTTGATTCCTATTGCAGCACTTACCAATGGAGTGACTTCGTTGTACAAACTGGTTGTGCCAAGTGTGGTATTGATTTTATCCATTATCTGTCCACTTGCACCAGGTACAAGTTGATCCAATTTGTCTATGGTATTTCCAATTTGTCTAAATATGGTTCCTTCGTCAAACAATCCACCAAATGGTCCTGGTCCTGTGCTGGTGTCTGGTCTAATGTTGCCCAATGGACTTGGTGTGGTATCATAGTGTAGACTGTTTACAAATGTCTTTGGATTAACATCATCTACAACACCACTGTTGTATAACACAGCCTCAAATTTGATTGTTGCACTGTGCTCCATAGGAGTGTATTCACCTGCAGTGTGTGTACCATGTTGAAATGCACTGATAATAGGATTGACCAGTGTGTATTCACTGAATCGGCCATCAAAGATTGTGTAAATTTGTATGCTGCTGAAAAACTTTTCATTGCCTCTGGCATAACCAAATTGCGAATTGTACCGAGGGCCATATCTATCTCTGACACTGTAGTCTTGCAGTCGATAGGTACTGTCCAAATAATAATGAGTCATGTAGTTGTACCACATGCGTAACACCAGTTCACTAGCATCGTCATGAAATGTGATACGAGTGTCGCCATACTCAATTTTTTGTTGTGCGTACACACGATTGTTATATTGATTGTGATCACTTACATCCATTGTGTAAGCAGGTAAATCCACTGATTTTACCATAAGAGGCAATTCTATCTTATCTGCATTTGTAAAATTGCTTGCTATCTCAGGAGCAAAATTAAACACACAAAGATAAAGATTAGATAGACGTGGATGAAGTGCGTAAGAATTAGCCCTAAACGTGCGTGACGCATGGTCATAATCACGCATGTTAGGGTTATCTCTGCTCAAAGGCTTTAGGAAATTGTTGATGTTAGTTATAGCCATAAGCTCTAAACCTTATTAGCCAGTAATAGTTACGCCGGTTCCTCTTGTTACTGCTGAGCCAACGCCCTGACCAAGTGGTGTTTGTACTGCATTGTCAAACTTGATAGTCAGCGCAATTGATGCTGGCTCGTTTGATGTGTAGTTTAGATCACCGTAGTTTGCGCCTGCTAGGTAACATCCATACAGTTCCCAAGTTTCCAAAACACTTGGTGTACTTGCACCATTGCCGCCGTCTAGGATATCAAACTTCATAATAAATTTATAGTCAATACCTGAACTTGCTGCAGCCTGTTCCATAAAGTCAAACTGCTTTTGCAACTGCTCACCTACTAGTTTCGAAACATTGCCGTTGACATCATCGCGTAGATTACATGTGAGATCGCTCCATGTGTGCTTACCAGCAAGATGAACCTTACTGTTGTATACAGGAATCTCAATATTTTCAAATGTAACATCTGGACGTGTGATATCGATAATTTGTTTTGTCATTTCTGTTCTTGGTGTTGAAACACCAAAGTTATCAAATAACGCACGAAAGCGATACTTGAGTTTTGGCATAAGTAGACCTTGGCTACTTGCGCTCTGGTCACTATCTAGAGGTACCGTAAACTTGCTTAGTGATGATACTGACATCAATCAATCTCCTATTTCTATATTATATTTATCGTTATCTGGTAGTAAAAAATTAGGGGTTATTTGCAGATCCATAAAAAAAGAGGGGCAAAACCCCTCTTTTAAATAGTTTATGAAGCGATTTATTCGCTAAGTGCTGCTGCAATGTTGCCTGCTGCAATCTCACCTGTGTTTTTGATACGAATCGGAATAAAGATGAATTCCGCTGCCTTCACTGGTTCAATAGCAATATCAACATACAGTTCATTGCGATCAATTCTTGCTGGTGTGTTGTTTGTTTCATCACACACAACCAAGTAATCAAATACGCCACGCTTTGCTACAAGATCATTGAGGATACTTTCAATGCCCTCTTTCATCTCATCACGTGTGATCTTGTCGTTTGGTTCAAAAACAAAACTGGCTGCAAAATCTTGTAGGCTTCTGCGTAGGAAACCAACCAGTCTTGCAACATTGATGCGATCTAGCGCACTTGTTGTTGATGCACGAGTCTTGTTACCATAGTTCATCAGTCCATAACCATTGATAAATGTCATTGGATTGACTCTGTTACTGTACAGTGTGTCACGCATGCCTTCTGTGATATTGTCTACAACAAATGCACCTGTGCTTGCGTTAACAAAACCAATGCTGCTAACATTATCAAGCAATCCGCGGCGTGTACCTGCTGGTGCAAACCATGGGAATGATTGATCGTCGCTGCGTATAATTGTTCTTAACGCTGCATGTGAACTTGGTACTGCAACTGTATTACCACTCAAATCATTTGTTCTACCTGCTGGGAAGAACACTGCTAGATATGGATCACTGGTTACCAATCCATCCTCGCCATCTCCAGCAGCACTGTTTGCATTAGTTGCCCAGTTGTTGACTGCACTTCCTGCAGTGCTCAATCTCATTGGACTGTCACCTACCACAAATGCAGTATTGCGTCTGTCATTGTTCAGTGATACCATGTTTGGAATAAGCTCTGGAAATCCAGGTGCTGCTATCAAGTTAAACGCACGTGAATCTTCACGTAGGTCTGTGCTTGCATCTATTGCACTCTTCATTGCATTTGCTACAATGTTGCGCTGTGCTTTGCGTCCCATATATGGTGAACCATCTGAACGGTTACCACTCACACTCACCCATGCATCCTTTTCCGTTGGAAGTGTTGGATACAGTGCTGTGTCACTGAAGTTGGTTCTGCTGAAATAGTTACTGCGGAACTGCTTGACATTGTATGTACTGCGGCGTGTGTTGAACAACAACATACCACGTGGATAAATTGTTGGATCAGGACGGTCAATATCAACAACGTCACTTGTTAGTAGTGACTTTGTTGTTGTCAATGTGCCTGTGATAACATCTGTGGTTGTATCGCCCATAAAACGTGCATCAGCAAACAACACACCATCTTCTGTAGTTTGGTCTGTGTTGTCTAGCAACACCCACTGATTTTCGCCACTAACAACTTGGTATCGATATAGTTGTGGATAGTTTTCTAAGTCACTGGTATCAATCCAAAGATCACCTGTAACCAATGCTGTTTCATCACTTTGCTGTGTTGGAGCAGTTGTGCTGAAGATTACACCATCTGGACTTGTGTTGGCTAGTACAAAACCTCTTGCATCTGTAATGTTTTGATAACCTCTCCAAGTTGTGCCATCGTGAATCATGATGTCTGCTTCAAATCCACCGTGATACCAACGCTGTAGATCTGCTGGA